CCGGAACCCGATCGACAGCCCGTCCAGCGCGCCGGCCCGGCTCAGCGCCTGGGCATAGCGGGCCTCGGGCGACCAGTCTGCGATCCGGCCCCGGACGAACAGGCCGCGCTCGTCCTCGACGATCTCGTCCCAGACCCCGACCACCGCCCGGGCCTCGTGCTGATGCAGCATCCGCACCCCATCCGCCCCGGTCCGCAGAATGCTGTCGGCGAAGGCTCCCTTCGCCACCACATCCCCGTTCAGATCCGCCACGCCCCACAACGAGGCATAGCCGTGGATGAGAAGCGCGCCATCCCTCTCCCTCCCCCTCGGGGGAGGGTCGCCGAGCGCAGCGAGGCGGGGTGGGGGCGGCAAGGCGACACACAGGCGATCCGGACCCTGGCGATCCGGACGCTGGCGATCCTGGTCCGTTTCACCCGGCCCTCCCCACCCGGTCTTCGCTTCGCTTCGACCACCCTCCCCCGCCGGGGGAGGGAGAGGCACGGTCACCCCCCTCACCGCCTCGCCTCCAGCCGCGTCTCGATCCGCACCAGCGCCGCCCGCGTCGCCTCGCCCTGGGCCTCCAGCCGCGCCAGCCGTTCGGCCACCAGCCTCTGCTCGGCGACCCGCTCTTCCAGGGTCCCGATCCGCGCCGCCGCGCCCCCGGCCCACACCAGCCCCGCGATCGTCTGCACCGTCAGCGCCACGCCCAGAGCCGTGGCCAGTTTCCGGATGTCGTCCATGGTTCGCTCCGCTTGGTTATGGGTGATTGGTGGTTGGTGATTGGGTGGAGTCGTCCCTACGCAACGGTGCGTGTCGCCAGCCACCAATCACCAACCACCATCCACCCCTATCCCCCCACCCCCGCCATCCGGCGCCGCTCCTCATCCGTCAGGAACCCCGCCGCGTTCAGCCGCGCCCACAGCGCGTCCCGTTCGGGCTGCAGCGCCGGGACGGCATCCAGATCGGGCGTGATCTCAACCCCCTGAAACCGCCCGCCCAGCCACCCCGTCAACGCGCCGGCCGTCTTCCTCACCAGCGGCACCACCGTGCCGCGCCAGAAGGCCGCATTGGCCTCGCGATAGTTGGCGTAGGTCGCATCGCCGGGGATCCCCAGCAGCTGCGGCGGCACCCCGAATGCCAGCGCGATCTCCCGCGCCGCGGCGTGCTTGCCCTCGATGAAGTCCATGTCCGCCGGGCTCATCGTCATCGGCTTCCAGTCCAGCCCGCCTTCCAGCACCAGCGGCATTGCCCGCCCCCGCATGCGCCTCGGCCAGCTCGGCCTTCAGCATGGCGAACTGCGCCTCGGTCAGCCGCTCTCCGTCCCGGCTGTCGAACACCAGCGCGCCTGAGGGCCGCGCCGCATTGTCCAGCAGCGCCTTGTTCCAGGCCCCGGACGCATTGTGCACATCGATGGCGAAGGCCGCCGCCTCGATCGGCGAAAAGCCATAGTGGTCGTCCGTCGGATGCCACAGCTTCAGATGCATCACCGGCATCCAGCCGTCCGCAGCGCGCGTGATCCGCGTCGACCGTCCGCCGACGGAATACTCATAGGCGTCGGGCCACCCGGCCTGGCCCGGCACCACGCTCACCCGGTCGGGCCTCAGCGTCCACAGCTCCTCTGGCGGCCCGTCCCCGACCGCCTCCGCATAGGCGTTCCCCGCCGTCTGCAGCGCGGCGTACAGCCCCTCCAGCCACTCCGCCCCGGACTGCTCCGGATTGGGCTTCCTCAGCAGCCGCGCCACCGGATGGCCGTCGTCCCGCGCCCCCTCGACGAACACCACCAGGGGCGTCGCCGCGCAGGCCTCCGCGATCATCCGCACACAGCGATAGGCCACCGCGTTCTTGCCGAACCCCTCGCTCGCCAGACTGGCATAGTCCCTCGGCGTCCACCGCGGCCGCCCCGCCCCGGTCAGGGCGATCAGGGGCCCCGCCCGGCTGTCCTTCACTTCAGGCACACGTCCGCGCCCCCGCCCGAAGGGCCAGGTCATCATCGCCATCTCGGCTCCTTCTCGTTTCGGGTTCAGGCGATCCGTCGACGGATCAGGGCGGCGACCTTGCCGTAGCCCTGGGTCGAGGGATGCAGGCTGTCGATCATGTCCCCCGCCGCCGTCGCCTGCGCCAGCGTCCCCAGCGCCAGCCCCAGATCCAGCGGCGCGACCAGCCCGTTCACCGTCGCCAGATCGCTCAGGTATTGCGCGAACGCCGGCCGGTTGCCGCTGCCTGTGTGGATCGGCACGCACAGCAGCACATCGGCCCCGACCGCCACGGCCCGGTCGATCACCGTCTGCACCGAGGCCTTCCAGGCGCTCTCCGCCGTCGGCGTCCCGCCCCAGTCGTTGATCCCGACGTTGTAGACAACGAGATCGGGCTCCAGCACATCCAGCGTATCGGCCACGCCATAGCCGCCCAGCACGAAGTCCGCCGCCTTCCAGCCGGACACCCCGGCGTTCATCACGCTGATGCCCGTCCCGACATCATGGCAATCCAGCCCCACGTGTCCGCTGCTGTTCAGCGCCACCAGCGACACCGCATGCGCCCCGCGCCCCAACCCCGCCTGGGCACAGGTCACGGTGCGCTTGCCGACCGTGGTCCCGAACGCGCCCGTCACCACCACCGGCGTCCCCGCCCCGATCGTCACCCTCAGCGACGTCGTTCCGTACAGGAACAGATCCACCGCCTCGAACGGCATCTGCGGGGTAAAGGTCATCGGGTTCGCCGTGACCGTCAGGTTGCGATAGAAGCCCCCGCCCAGCCCCTTGGTCACATCGGCGGCCCACCCCGCGCCCCGGACCATGCGACTGTCATAGGTCGCCCCGATCCCGGCGTCGGAGAAGAACCCCGTCTCACGCGCCCCGCGCCAGCCCATCTGCCCGGCCAGCTGCCGGGGCCAGGCGCCCTGACGTCCCGGCGCGCCCCAGCCCGCCGTGGTGGAATCCCCCAGACAGACGATCCTGGCCCGCCCCCGACCGCTCTGCGCCCGCCGCACGGCGGCCGACCAACGGGGCAGTCCCCGCGCGCTGAACCGCGCCGCGCTGGCCCCCGCCGGCGAGACCTCGGCCATGCTCAGCCCCGGCATCAGTCGAACAGCGCCACGATGGACGTCGCCGTCGTCCCCGTCGCCAGCACCCGGCTGACCTGCACCGGCAGATACCCGATGGGATGGGCGGCCAGCGTCACCGCCGCCCCACCCCCCGCCGGCTGCACCCGCACATCGCCAGGCCCCCCGACATAAAGGCTCTTGGCCACCGCGCTCAGATCGACGGTGTCGCTCGGCGTCACCGCCTCGGCGCGCCGCGCAGGCGCGGACGCCGACGCCGCGTGCGCGGAATAGGGATCGTTGATGGGCATGATGTTCTCCTGCGTTCAATCAAAGGTAGTGTACGCCGAGGGAGTAGGGAGTAGGGAATAGGGAGTGGGCAGTGAGGGTTCGGGCATGGGTGAGAGCGTTCGGAGCTATCGCGATCTGGAAGTCTGGAAGCGCGCCATGGATCTCGCGGTCGCGACCTACGAACTGACCCGGGAGTTTCCTCGCGAGGAGCAGTTTGGTCTGACCTCTCAGGCTCGACGGGCAGCGACCTCAATCGCGGCAAACATTGCCGAGGGTTATGGCCGAGCGACACGACCCGCGTACGTCAGCTTCCTCAGGATTGCCCAAGGCTCATTGAAGGAACTGGAGACCCATCTTCTGATCGCCCAGCGTGTCGGCCATTGCACTTCGGCCTCAACGGATGCGCTGCTGGCCCGCACCGACGAACTGGGCCGCATGCTTCGCGCCCTGATCGTAAGGCTGACCTCTCCAAAGCAGGCCTGACCCACTCCCTACTCCCTACTCCCTACTCCCTACTCCCTCACCCCACCCAAGCCCTCGGCATCCCGCGCGCCTTCAGCAGCAGCTCCGTCAGCGCCCACACCAGGGCATCCGCCCGGTCCGGACTGCGTCCGCGTTCCTCGGCCCCCAGCCCCATCAGCTCCTCGGCCAGTTCGGGAAACTCCCCGCAGTGGACCACCCGCCCCCGTTCATACAGCGTCGCCACCGGCTCGGCGCGGGCCCGCTTGCTGCGGCTGGCGTGAACCAGCCGGATCGGCGGGACGCACCCCGCCTGCTCCAGCACGGTCCGCACCATCTCCCCGCCTTGGTTGGCCTCCGCCACCACGGCATCGGCTCCGAATTCCTCCGCCACCGCCGCCACCCGCCGGCCCCAGCCCAGAGGCGTCAGCCCCCGCGCCGAACGGTCCGCCAGCACGAAGCCGCACCCGTCCGCTCGCCCGGCCACGATGATCCCGCAGGCGTCGCCGTGCGCGCTCGCCGGCGGATCGACCGCCACGATCACCGTCTCCAGCCGCCCGGGCCGCTCGCCCCGCGCGCGGCTCAGATCCCCGGCCCGGAACAGGGCCCCCTCGGCCTCGACGACCAGCCCCTCCAGCTCCTGCGCCTCCAGCCGCGTCCCGCCATACAGGCGGCGCAGATCCGTCAGGAACCCCGGCGACAGGTTCTTCTCGTTCAGCGCCGTCCCGCCCCGGCTCGTCTCCAGCTGCGGCCTGCCTTCGGCGATCAACGCCCTCAGCGCCGGGATCGGCCTGGGCGTCGTCGTCACCACCAGTCGCGGCGCCTGACCCAGCCTCAGCCCCAGTCTCAGGTTCTCCAGCACCCGCCCCGGCTCGCGCCAGGCGCAGAACTCATCGGCCCAGGCCGCATGGAACTGCGGCCCCCTCAGACTGTCCGCATCCTCGGCCGAAAAGGCATAGGCCACGCTTTGGGTGCGCTCCCAGACCAGTCGCTTGCGCCCGCCTTCCCAGCGGGGCCGGTCGGCGTCGGCGGCGATCGTCTTGATGCCCGACGGCCCCTCGACCATCACCTCGCGCACGTCGTGCAGGGTCGACCCGACCAGGGCCAGTCTCAGCCCCCGGGTGTTCCTCGCCAGTTCATGCAGCCAGAACGCGCCAGCGAACGTCTTGCCCGCCCCCCGCCCGCCCAGCATCAGCCAGGTGCGCCAGTCCGTCTTCGGAGGGATCTGATGGGGTTCCAGTTCCGGACTGCGGCTCTTCATGATCCGCAGCTGGTCCCCGTTCATCTCCTCCAGCAGCTCGACAACGGTCGATCTGGCCACGGACCCGATCCCATCGACGGAGAAGTTCGGATCGTAGATCGGCGAGCTCCTCGGGACTGTCTCCATGCTTGCCGCCCTCCCCGTACGACAGTCTGCGGGCGGCCTCGGCCTTGTCGATCCGGATGCGCAGGACGTTCAGCGCCTCGATGGCCTTGACGGCCCGCGCCAGTCCCGTGATGCGGCGGACTTTGCGCTCGTGGCCCATGGCATCGCCCGGGGCGATCTTCTCCGACTTCAGCTGCGCCAGCGCCTCTTCGGCCTGCCCGCGCAGGTCCATCATCATCGCCCGCGCCCAGCCGTCCGCGCCCTCCGGCGCGTCGTCCGTGAGTCCCGACATGACCTGATTTCCCGACATGCCCACATCATAGGGGATCAGCGTATGCGGGCGCGTTCAACGCGTGAAAAATCCAACGCCCCCTGATTTCTCAGGGGAATTCGGCGCGAGTTTGGATAACTGGGAAAAATAGCGAAGGCCAGCGACGCTCAGGCCGCCGCCGCCCGCCCCGCTCCCGTCCGGGCCAGGGCCTGGGCCATCGCCTCGACCAGTCCGGCCACCTGGATCGGCTTGCCGACATGGGCGTCCATGCCCGCCGCCTTGCAGGCCACGACCTGCTCGGGCTGCACATTGGCCGTCAGGGCGATGACCGGAACCCGGCCCACCTCTCCGGGCAGGGCGCGGATCGCGCGGGTGGCGTCCATCCCGTCCATGACCGGCATGTGCACGTCCATCAGGATCAGGTCGTAGCCACCCCCGGCCACGGCCTGCACCGCCTCGGCCCCGTTCTCCACCGTGTCCAGCTCGACGCCAAAGGCCTGCAGAATGATCCGCACCAGCTCCCGGTTGGGCGCGGCGTCGTCGGCCATCAGCACCTTC